GTGCTTCCTGTAGATCGTTTCAGTCAGACGGAACCTGTTACAAAGGTTCCATCTTCTTGGTACTTCCTGTGAGTATGCCCCAGCCTAGACCTTGGAAGCAGGTGTTTTGTTTATACACTACTCCATGGGCTCTGACCTTTCCCAACCTGCGTCGATATCGCTTGCGCTACCCGTTGCCTCGTTCCTAGTACAACGGTTTTTAGGAGTATATGTGTTTTCGAACCACAGCAAATAGTTCTACGCCAACCTACAGCCTATGGGCTTTCGCTCAGCGTGTTGCGTGTCTGATTACGTTTTCGTCAGTTTTTCCACAGCGGTATTGTGTATCCGGCCCGCTAACCTTGTGTGCTGTTTAAAGTTTGTCTAGCTTTTTCAAGCCTTCTTGGAGAATTTTACTACTGCCTACACGAACGTTTATAATGCCATTATAGTATTCGTCTGTTTCTAGAACTCTTCTGTCGAACTGCTCTTTTGCTTCCAGATAACTCATCAAGCCTCTACTGTTACAAAAGTGCAAGATCTCTCGTGTGAAATTGTCTGCGCCTAATTTTTCTACGTCTGCCTTTAGATTGTCTGAACTACCCCAGTAATCCTGCCAATCACTTTCTACTTTTTCTCTACGCCTGTTTTTTCTGCCTTTAAGAGGTGGCCTTGTCTTTTTAAACTTGGCCAGCTTCTTGCCCACATATTTGCGGTTGTTTGTTAAATTGGTTATAAGGTAAACAAAGCCTTCACAGTCTTTGGGTAGTTCATCTACTGCTTTACCATTATAAGTCCAATTCATAGTGCTCCTTTGGGCATGTACTTATGTCGGATGCCCGTGGAATATAAATTTCCCTCATTTAATCTGTACTTCACGTTGCCACTGCTGCTGAAACTTGGTGCTTTTTGTTGATGTATCTACACCGCAGGTATTATAGCACACTGGCAAAGGATTATTCTCAAAACGATCAATTACCCCTTGGAAGTTTTTGGTCGCAAGTTCTTTATCGAGATCATTGTCTCGACTGAATACAGTGTTTCCCATCCAACAACAAGGCAGGATTTCTCCTGTTGCGGCAATATACATACTGCCTTCATTGAGTGCATGGCATGATATTTCTGACACTTGCTTGGCCTCGGGCATTTGCCAATCCTGGGGAGGATTCAAGTAGGTCACTGGTATGTTTGCAAAACGTTTGCTTACCTTTGCCCTGAACCAGTTGAAACCCAGTTGCTCGGCTATATCTTGTGCATCGTCCACTTGATGTTGATTGTGTTGAAAAACCAACATTTCCCAGTGGGCACTTGCTCCTGTTGAGATATACGCACTTGCATTGTCTATAACCTTTTGCCATTGTACGTTGCGTCTATAGATATGATTTGTGTCAGCCAATCCGTCGATGCTAAAGATTACAAAATCAGTATTGCTAGTAAAAATTTCTCCCAGCTGTTGCCACCATTGTGGGTTTCTTAGTCCACCATTGGTATTCATACCCAGTGTGATAGCAGGATTGATTTGTCTAAACCAACGATAGATATCCAGGCATTCTTTTGCGGCTGCTGGATCGCCGAATGTGCCGCACATAAACATTTTGTCAAGATTTGCCACTGTGCTTTCTGGCACAATGTTTTTCACTTGCTCAAGTGTTAGTTCACTTTTGTGTAACTTGTGATTGTAAAGTTCAGGACGCTCACGGGCACACTGAGGACATGCGGCATTGCAAGTTGTTGTTGGTTCAAGATGTAATACCTTTATTTTGTCTATGTCAAATGATGTCAACATCTGTGTTGTAACTTGTAAATCCGTTTTCTTTGATCACCTTCAGTATGTTGCTCACTCGACCAGCAAGCTCATCTTTGTGCGATACCAGCCACACACTCTTGTGTCGTTCTCTGGCCATTTGCTTCAGCAGGCTCAGTGCGTTTTCTACACCACTTGTATCCATGCCTGCGTCAACCAGCTCATCAATGAACAACAAGTTGATTGGTTTGTACAGGCTTTCCCAAACGTCACGGAACGCCCAACTCATGGATAGTATAAGTCTGTTGCGCTCACCTCGACTCAAGTTATCAAAGTCCAAGTCTCTACCCAGTTCGGTAATTTCTACACTGAGGTCGTTTTGGAATATAACCTGATGTGGCAAGCCAATCCTATCAAGATAATGTGTGAGCCTGCTGTTGAGATAACTTAAATTTTGATCAATGATACGTTTGCGCACAAAACTGTCTTTGTTTGTTAACAACTTGTACAAGAAGTCTTGATGCTCTTGTAATCTGGTAAGTTCGTTGATTAGATCATAGTTTACCTCTTGCAATGCCTGGTGTTTCATTTCCTCAATCTGCTCACTGTACGGATCAGTTTCAGCACTGCGATTTTCTAAATCTCTTTGCAAACCACTGACTGTGTTCTGGTGTTCGTATGCCTGCTCCACAGTGTCATAAAACACTGTGGGTGCTGTGCCTAGTTCGCCAAGTTCAGCAAGTGTGTCTCTGTGTTCTTGTTCTTGTGTTTGATTGCTTAACATCTGCAATGCAGTTTCTTGCAATGTTTCACGTTTGCTGGCAAGTATTTCTTCATGTTTGTTATCGTGTAAATCTTGTCCACAAGCATAGCATTTGTGACTTTCTAAATCTTCTATTTCTTTTTTGAGTTTGTCTGTAAGTTTTTCCAGTTTTGCATTGTCTTGCTCAACGTTGCGTATCCATTTGTTAGCATCTTCTATTGCTTTTTTGGTGTCGTAGAACGCATCTAAAGCCCTGTGTGCGGCGATCTCATCATCAATATCTACATGGCTTAGGCTGTCAATAGCAGTGGTTAACCCTTCGACATCTTCTGTCTTTTTGCGTTCCCAAAGGCTTCTACGTTTTTCCAAACTCACAATCTGATCTTCAATGCGTTTGTTTGCTTCCTGCACTGCTTTGATGCGCATCTCTTCTTCCTTCTGCGCATCTTTGCTTTGTCGCATTTGTTCTTTAATAGCATCAGCACGTTCTGAGAGCAGTGTTATACCCAGGAGTTCTTCAATGATAGCTCTTTGATCGTTGCTTTTCATGCTTAAGAACGGCTCAGTGTAGGTGTTCAACGCCATAACATGCTTGAACATGTCGTGACTTAGACCTAGTATGCGTTCAATTTCTGCTTGTGTTTGTCTGCTGTCACCTTGTGCTGTATCTTCAGCTTCTTGCTCTTGGTTGTTCACAAAGAACTTTAGCAGGTTAGGTTTACGTCCTCTCTCTACACGATACTCTTGACCAGCAACACTGAATTCTAAACTCACCAACATGTTTTTGCCGTTGGTTTTGTTAATCAAGTTGTCCTTGCGGATGTTGGTCAATGCACTGCCGTACAGTGCATAACTGAGTGCATTAAGGATTGTGGTTTTGCCTGTACCATTACGACTACCGTCGCCACCTAAGTCCAGGTTTTCACCCAGTACAAGTGTAAGATCTTGCCTGTCAAAGTTAATAGCCTGTGTGGCGTTACCCACACTCATAAAGTTTTTGACCGTAAGGTCTTTAATGTGTATCATGTTTTATTATGTACTCTGCTATTTTTTCATGCCCTTGGTGTAGCAAGTGTCCAGTAGGACCTACTGGACACTGTTTACTCAATGTTTCAACTTTTATATCAGGAACTTTCCAACCAATAAATTGCGAAGTGTCAAACATATCTGTATACATCTGTAGTTCTGCAAAGTCTTTGTCGAATGTCTCGTCAGGAGTGCAATCAAAACTTTCTAGTAATTTTACATAGTCTTGAAAGTTTTGTCGACTCGAAAGAGCATACTCAAGATTATTGTCTGTTATAAAAATCATTTTGTACTGTTTATCTTCTGCTTTGAAAAGTGATTGTAACATGAGTATTTGTTGCAACCACTGTTTTAAACTTTGTAATTGATTATACCAAAATTTATAATACAGTTTGCAGTACTGCTGATACTCTTTGGTCCGTCCATAGGTGCCGTTTTGATGCTGAACATTCATAACCACTGGGTGATTATTATCACTGCGATACCGTGTGCATCTACTATGATATGACCACGCAACATAAAACTTATCATAGTTGTGTAAATTTTTTACAGTTTCGTACAGCATATGATCGTTGCTGTTACCACTGATTGCATGATTATAGCAGACAGCATTTTGTGCTTTTGCTACAGCGAAAGGCCATGCTTGACGATGATCCGCTAAATCGTTACCAATTGTATGGCTACATCCGTTGAAATAATATCGCATATTAAAGATTTTGATATATTTCTAAAAGTAAGCGATTGTCATAAAACTCACTCTGAATGCTGGTAATTTGATCAGTAACAATCTGATCCACACTTTCAAACTTGATTTCACCAACGCTTACTGTGTCTTCTAGTGCGCCACGTTTGTTTGGTATCAGTGCCATCTCACGCAAGTTGTAATCTGTTACAAACTTTTCTTTGATAAAGTTTGCTTCTTCATAACTGATATCAATATCCAAGTTTACACGCACATGCATTTTGGGTTTGAGCATTGTAGCGGCATTGTCAATTACAGTGCTGAGATCCAACACCTTGTACAATGGTTGATCTGGCCACGCAAGGTATACTGGCTCTCCGCCCCAGTCCAAGATCATGCAACCACGTTCTGCATCTCCTGCGTCACTAAAGTTGTGGGGAAAAGCATTGCCAATGTAGTTGATGTTGTTCTTGGTTTGCCGCATGTGAAAGTGCCCTGAGAATACCTTGCCGTACTGGCCAAAGTGTTCCTTCTTGAGCTCGCCGTGATCAGGCATCTCAACCATTGCGTTCATTTTAAAGTGCGGTAGTTCAAAGTGCCCAAAGATATACTGGGCACTCATCTTTTGGATGCGTTTGTGATCGTCACCTACCAGCCAAGGAGCAATGACAACATCGCCATCTTCAAA